ATACCCGCATGGTCGTTCTCGTCCATCAAGACATTCGAGCAGTGTCCAAAGAAGTTCTACCACTTGAAGGTCGTCAAAGACTGCCAAGAAGATCAGGGTGCAGAGCACCTGCTGTACGGCACCGCCTTTCACGAGGCGGCTGAGTTCTACATACGTGACGGTACTCCCCTACCCCCTCAGTTCTCGTACGCTAAGAGTTCATTGGATAACCTCAAACAGCGTGCTGGCCGAAAGCTGTGTGAGTACGAGATGGGGCTGACCGAGGACTTACAGCCGTGCGGCTTTAAAGACCCCAACGTGTGGTGGCGAGGCATTGCCGATTTGATCATCATCGAGGACGATGGCACTGCACGGGTGGTGGATTACAAGACAGGCAAGAGTGCCAAGTACGCCGATACCGGACAGCTTGAGTTGATGGCACTTGCCGTATTCAAGCATTTCCCCGAGGTCAAGCGTGTCAAGGGTGGGCTGTTGTTTGTCATTGCCAAGCAGTTTCCCAAGGCAAGCTACGACCGAGCCGTGGACGAGCCCAAGCTGTGGGAGAAATGGCTCCGCGACCATGGCCGCATGAAAAGAGCTTACGAGACCAACGTATGGAACCCCCGCACATCAGGGCTTTGCAAGCGGCACTGCGTTGTCTTATCATGTCAACATAATGGAAGGAACGACTAAATGCCATACGTAAAATCCCCAAGACCGTACGACCATGAGTACGATATGCAAAAGAAGCGGGGCGAACTCCCCGACCGCATGGAACGCCAACGCGCAAGGCGAAAAGTTGATGCCAGTTCCCCCGACAAGAACGGCAACGGCAAGGCCGACAAGCGGGAAGGCAAGGACATCGACCACGTAAAGATGTTATCCAAAGGTGGCTCAAACAAGGACGGGCTGCGCATCGTTTCGCCTACCAAGAACCGTGCCCGTAATGGTCACAGCACAAAAGAAAAAGGCGGGAAGAAACCCGCTTGACGCGCACTGCGCGTTCGGTTAGATTAGAACTTCGACGGCGACGAGCGAGTGGGACACCCACTTCGCTCCGTTATGCCGTTTGCGCTGGAGAACGAATTGGAAATCATTGACAACAAAGCTCTGTTGTTGACGTTGCGTAACCCGCATCGCGTCACTACAGTCATCCCTAAAAGTAGGGAACTCCCAAACAACCAAGTGTTGGTGCATTGGGGGTTGGATGAGGCGCAAGTCCTCAAGAATCTGCGCGTGAAAAACGTGCCATCACCCATCATGGGACGCTACGATTGGCCCGGCCAGTACAGGCCGTTTGACCATCAGAAGACAACAGCCGCATTCCTCACAATGAACCGCCGAGCGTTCTGTTTGAACGAGCAAGGCACAGGCAAAACAGGGTCAGTCATTTGGGCGGCAGACTACCTTTTAAAACAGAAACGAATTCGCAGAGTGCTTGTGATCTGCCCTCTGTCAATCATGGATTCAGCGTGGAGAGCAGACCTGTTCAAGTTCGCCATGCACCGATCAGTTGATATAGCGTACGGCGCGAAAGAAAAGCGCAAGGCCATCATCAACGGCATCGCTGAGTTTGTGATCATCAACTATGACGGCGTAGAGATTGTTGCCGAGGACATTGCCAAGGGCGGCTTTGATCTGATTGTGATTGACGAGGCGAACGCCTACAAGAACGTACAGACCAAACGGTGGAAGGTGCTCAACTCATTGGTCAAGGCTGAGACATGGCTTTGGATGATGACAGGCACCCCTGCCGCTCAGTCCCCCCTTGATGCGTACGGCCTTGCAAAGTTAGTCAACCCACAGGGTGTCCCCAAGTTTTTCACAACTTTCCGCGACATGGTGATGACCAAGCTCAACAACTTTCGTTGGCTTGCCAAAGAGACCGCAACGCAGACCGTGTTCGAGTGCTTGCAACCCGCCATCCGGTACACCAAGGACGAGTGCCTTGACTTGCCCGAGATGACCTACGTTAAGCGCCGAGTCGAATTAACCAAACAACAGGAACGCTACTACGGCATGCTCAAGAGCCGCATGGTAGTACAAGCCGCAGGGGAAGAGATTACGTCAGTCAACGCTGCCGTAAACATGAGCAAGCTCCTGCAAATATCTTGCGGTGCGGTGTACTCCGACTCAGGCGAGACCTTGGAGTTCGACATCAAGAACCGCTACAACGTGTTGACCGAGGTGATTGACGAGTCAAGTCAGAAGGTGCTCGTGTTCGTGCCGTTCAAGCATGTGATCAGCATCCTGCGCGAGAAACTCAACGCCGATGGCTACACAACCGAGGTGATCAGCGGGGATGTGCCCGTGCACAAACGCACCGACATCTTTAATCGCTTTCAGACCGAGCCAAATGGCACCAAGGTACTCGTCATCCAACCACAAGCCGCCGCGCACGGCGTGACCCTTACAGCGGCCAACACGGTGGTGTGGTGGGGGCCGACATCCTCCCTTGAGACTTACGCCCAAGCCAACGCCCGAGTCCATCGTTCGGGTCAGCGTCACCCCTCTACAGTGGTACAACTGGTGGGGTCAGGTGTAGAAAGACACGTTTACAACTTATTAGATAATAAAATAGACGTTCACTCAAAAATAGTTGATCTTTACAAAGAAATACTTGAATAATCGGTAAAACGCCACTATAATAAAAACCCCAACAACAAACGGAGAACGAAGTGACAGAGATTCCTGACTATAAACAGCGCCGCGCTGAGGAACTGATGAAGTCGGTTCGCACGATGACAGACCTCAAGACTGCCATCATGCAGGGTATTCGTAAGGTGCATGCCGAGCGAGAACTCACCACACCGATTTTGCTGACCGCATTGGCTGAAGTCTATGCTTTGGCGGCAGTGGAGCATGGGGTGCCATTCGAGAACTTTCTCGACCAAACCAAGCAAGCCTACGGACTTGCCATCGCCCATCAAAAACTCAACGAGGAAATCAACAATGACTGAGCCAACCGACACCCCCACAGAAACCCCTGCCTTACCGCCCGAGAAGTTAGTCAGGGTGTACCTCAAGATGAAGGCCAAGCACGACGAGATACGTGTCGCCTACGAGACTGAGGAGAAGAAGCTGAAAGGTCAGATGGACAAGGTAAAGTCTGCTCTCTTGGCATTTTGCAAAGAGCAGAACGTAGACAGTGTGCGAACAGGTGAAGGCTTGTTCTACCGCACTACCAAGGTGGACTATTGGACAAACGACTGGGAGTCGATGCACAAGTTCATCATTGAACACAATGCGCCGCAGTTGCTGCATCAGCGCATTCACCAAACCAACCTCAAAGAGTTCCTTGAGGCCAACCCTGACACGTTACCACCGGGACTCAATGTGGATAGCGAATACACCATAACCGTACGGAGGAAGTAATGAGTGAACCATTTGTGCCAATCGAAGACTTGGCCAAGCAGTTTACGGTTTCGGTATCGACTGTTCGTGCATGGGTACGACAGGGCTACATTCCCAAAGATACATACCTGAAGGTCGGTAACACATACCGCTTCAATGTATCCAAAGTTGTGCAAGCCCTTTCAAGCGTACCCAAGGACGAACCGGAAGCACCAAAAGCCGTAGACCCCAAACTGCCCGTTCAACTTGAATTGGCATTCAATAACCCTGACGAAGATATTTAATCGGAGAAACGAAAATGAGTAACGAAATGACCCTGTTTGGAAAACCCAACAACGCCGCCCTCGCCCTGCTTGGTGGCATCGAAGACAGCCTGACGAGTACCCTTGCGGGTGGCGGTAGCGGCAACAAGCGTATCAGCATTGAAGGCGGTGCGTTCCGCGAGTTTGTTGGTGGCAAAGAAGTTCGTGTGAGCGAAGAACGCTCAATGAAAGTCATCCTGATCAACGCCGCACCTGTGTCGCGTATGTTCTTTGAGGGCACCTATGTCAAGGGTGCGAAGACGAAGCCCACGTGCTGGTCAAGTGACACACAAACCCCTGACAAGGCAGTACCCGAAGATCAGCGGCAGGCCAAATTTTGCAAAGACTGCAAACAACACATCAAGGGTTCAGGTCAAGGCGACACACGTGCTTGCCGTTTCCAACAGCGTATAGCCGTGGCGCTCGATGGTGAGTTGCATAAAGAAGCCGTGTATCAAATCACACTACCATCAACATCTGTGTTTGGTGATGCAGAAGGTAAGAAGATGCCACTGCAAGCCTACGGTCGTCACCTCAAGGCGTACAACACCCCCGCGATTTCCATCGTGACCGAGATGCGTTTTGACATTGACAGCGCCACTCCTAAGTTGGTGTTCAGCCCCGTGCGTGCGCTTGAGGAAGAAGAACTCAAGGACGCAGTGAAGTTGCAAAACCATCCTGATACTGTCAAGGCTATTACCTTGAACGTGTCTCAGATGGACGGCGTAATTCCCGCACCAAAGGGTACGTTGCCAATGGGTGATTTAACCAAGCAAGAAGACGCACCTGCCTACGAGAAGATCGTTGCCAAGACTGCGCCGAAAGCTGAGAAGGTTGAAGCTGAGGAAGTGCCCGAACCAATCAAGGTGACCAAGAAAGCCGCACCTGCCGCTGAGCCGAAGTCTGAGTTGAGCGATATTGTTGGAGACTGGGACGACTGATTTGTTTTAGGGTGGGGTCGCTCCCCACCCTTTCTTTTCGGTTATCTCATTCACTCTAACAACTGGCGGCTATGGAAACAAAAAAATTTCTGGAGTCGGTACTGGGGGATGAAGGGTATTACTGCATATTTGCTTATCGGCTATCCGATGAACGCAAGGTGCAGAAGTTCTACGACAACCTTGATGCCGCAATCCATGCTGCTCACAATTTAGATGCTGAAGGGTATGACGCTTATTTTGCGTTGGGCACTTTTGACCAAGCTGGGTCTCGTAAGGCACCCAACGTAAAACAACTTAGATCATTCTTTCTTGACCTTGACTGTGGGCCAACAAAAGACTACGCGACACAGAGCGAAGCTCTTGCCGCACTACGTACGTTCTGTAAAGAACTCAAGCTACCGCGACCGACTATCGTAAATTCGGGACGTGGCATCCATGTGTACTGGCCGCTGACTGCTCCTGTTTCACGTGAAACGTGGGTACCTGTTGCTGAGCAATTCAAACGCTTGTGTACAAAGCATGGGATGCGTAACGACCCTGCTGTACCCGCAGATGCGGCGCGTGTGTTGCGAGTGCCCAATACGCACAACCACAAACCTAACCCTCCCGCTCTTGTGGGGGTGGTAGGTGAGGCAGGTGCACCAGTTGAGTTTGACGTGTTCCACGATTTGATGGGGGACGACTCGTCTATCTTGGTGCCCCCAAAGAAGTACATGCCCCAACAGCAGGATGCCATGATGCAAGCCCTGTCGGGCAGTTTCGTGAGTCGGTTCAAGACCATCTTGATCAAGACCATGGCGGGTACTGGGTGCGAACAACTCAAGGAAGTGATCAACAATCAACCGAACATCTCGGAGCCTCTGTGGAGGGCGGGGTTGTCGATTGCAAAGTTCTGTGTCGATGGTGGCAAAGCAATCCATAAGATTTCTCTCAAGCACCCTGAGTACACACCCGAAGGAACCGAGCAGAAAGTTGAACTGATCAAAGGCCCATACCTGTGCACACGTTTTGACGAGTACCGCGCAGGTGTCTGCCAAGACTGCAAGCACTGGGGCAAGATCAAATCACCGATCTCCCTTGGGCGTGAGGTTGAGGAGGCTGATGAGTCTGACAACATCGTCATTGAGAAACCACTGGATGTGACTGCGGCTACGCCGATTCGGTACGTCATCCCTAAGTACCCGCACCCGTACTTCAGGGGTAAGAGTGGTGGGGTGTTCAAGCACTCCAAGAACCAAGAGGGCGAAGACAAAGATGTGATGGTCTATTTCAACGACCTTTACGTTATACGGCGCATCAAAGACCCCGAAGCAGGTGAGTCATTGGTGATGCGTTTGCACTTGCCCAAGGACGGCGTACGTGAGTTCACGTTGCCATTAACTGCTGTGGGTACGAAGGATGAGTTTCGCAAGCAACTTGCGGCACAGGGTGTAGCAGTCCTGAACGTACAAGAACTGATGGAGTACACGATGAGATGGGTAAACGAGTTACAGTTTAATTCTGAAGCCGACGACGCATGTCGGCAATTTGGGTGGAAGGACGACAAGCATGAGTCGTTTGTTATTGGCAACATGGAAGTTTTTAAAGACCGTGTTGAGGTAAGTTCACCATCTGCCGCTACCGTGGGGCTGTTCCCGATCTTCAAGTCCAAGGGCACGTTGGAGAAGTGGAAGCAGACCATGGAGTTTTACAACCAACCGAACATGGAGTTGCATCAATTCATGTTTGGGCTGTCGCTGGGCTCTGTCTTGATGGAGTTTCAGCCGATCAACGCCGCCGCTTTCCACGCATGGAGCAAGGGCTCCGGTTTGGGTAAGACCACTGCCATGTACGCAGGTGCATCTATTTGGGGTGACCCTGACCTGTTGGTAATGCAAGAGCGTGACACGTTCAACTCAAAGATGAACCGTGCCGAGGTGTACAAGAACATCGTCTGCTACATGGACGAGATGACCAACACCAAGCCGCAAGACCTGTCTGACTGGGCATACCAACTACCAAGCGGCCTACAACGCAACCGCATGGGGCCGAAAGGCAACGTCGAGCGCGTACGTGGTAAGCCTTGGAAGACTCTGTTTGGCACCACGGGTAACACCTCAATGCTTGAACGTATTGCGCTGTTCAAAGCTCTGCCACAAGCGGAAGCTCAGCGTGTGTTGGAGTACCAAGTTGAGCCTGTGAAGTTTGCTACCAAGTCTGAGACCGATGTATTTAGCACCGACATCAAGGACAACTTTGGGCATGCAGGGGTGCTCTACATCCAGTACATCCTGAACAACTTGGATGCGGTCAAGGAACTTGCCATGACAGTGCAACGCAAACTTGATGCGGCGTCGAGCTTGTCTGCTGAGAATCGCTACTGGTCTGCCTTGGCTTCACGCACCATTGCAGGCTTGATGTTGCTCAAGAAAGCTGGCCTGATCACTTGGCAGATTGCGCCGATTGTCCAGTGGATTGTCAAGGTGATGGCCGAAGCCAAAGCCATGGTGGGCGAGATGAACGTCAATGTAGAAGCTCAACTGACCGACTACATGGCGGAGAACTACAACAACATGCTTCGTATCAAGTCAACGGATGACGCACGTAATACCGCAGGGGTGCTTGACAAGATCATCGTGCCTGATGGTTCACCACGTGGGCAGTTCATTGCGCGGTATGAGTACGATGTGAAGAAGCTGTATCTGCTGATCAAGCCGCTGAAGATGTGGTGCGGCAAGCAACAGATTAACTACGCTGGGTTTGTTGACGGCCTGAGAACGGGAAGCACCAAGGCAATCAAAGCCAAGGTTCGACTCGGCAAGGGCACCCACATCAACATGCCGCCGACCGATGTTTTAGTGTTGGACTGCACGGGGTTTATGGACGATGAAACTGAGCAAGCTCTGGCGACAACCGCCGCGCTGTTCGAGAAACAGAGTCAGGATTGACGATCTCGCACCCGATGGGGTGCGTATCGTTGTTCGTTGGGACAAGTTTCCAGCGGGTGCCTCTGTGTTCATCCCTTGCGTGAATACGTTGGAGCTTGTACGTCAGGTTCACCAGATAACAAGTCAATGGGAATGGGTTGTTCACTACCGGCCCGGCATTGAAGGTGGGCGCTGGGGGGTTCGCATTTGGAGACGCTTGTGATAGTATTACCGCGACAGGTTGCCTGTCACTTCGTTTCTCCTTGAAAAGAGATTTAACCCCCACCGTAAAAAGTGGGGGTTTTTTTATCAGTCCAGCAACCCGTTGTCGTACTCAGCCGCATTCTGTAACAACTCAGGGCGGAGCTTCTTGTTGAGGGTCACCCCATGGTACATCTCCTGCGATGTTTTCATGTGCTGAGCCATCGAGTTCTGGACAGTTTCTGCGGTAATTGCCGCAGTGGGGTGTAGTTTGTTGAACTTCAACATACTGTCCAGTGCATCCCCCATGCCGTCTGCGTCACCGTTTCGTGCGGCGATGTAGTAGTCGCGCAACACCTTGGTACGTTCCTTGGTGGCACGGCGCTCAATGTT